GGCAGGCATGCGTTCGCGGCGCCTCGATAGCGTTAGCCCAGCCGAGGAGGTCGTGATGCAGCGTCGTTGCGACCGGTGCGGCAAGCCGTACGAGGCCAAGCGTCCGACGTCGAAGTACTGCTCGAGCAGCTGCCGCGCCCGCCAGTCGACGAATCCGAAGGCGTCGGTGACGGCGATCCCGCCGAAGACCGACGCGGCCAGCTTGACCGCGGCCACTGAGCGCCAACTCGATGCTGCCAACCGGCTGGATACGGTGCTGGGCCAGCAGGCCCTGGCCCTGGCGCAGCGGATCGCTTCACCGCACGAGACGGGCGCGTCGGTGGCGTCGCTGTCCAAGGAGTTCCGGGCGGTCATGGAGGCCGCGATGGACGGTGTGAACGCTGTTGCAAACCCGCTGGACGAGTTGAGGGCGCGGCGTGAGCGCAAGCTTGCTGGCGGTTGAGCCGTTCCACCGGTCGGCGCCGCAGTTCACCCAGACGCTGGGCCCCGAGGTGGCCGAGCTGAGCGAGATGGTGGGCTTCGCGCCGGATCCGGAGCAACGCCTGGGCCTCGACCTGCTGTTCGCTCTGAATGGCTCGAAATCGGCTGCTTTCGAGTTCTGTGTGATCTGTTCCCGGCAGAATCTGAAGACCGGCTTGTTCAAGCAGGCGGCCCTGGGCTGGCTGTACGTGACCCGCGAGCGGCTGATCGTGTGGTCGGCGCACGAGTTTCGCACCACGCTCGAGGCGCTGCGGGACATGATCGACCTGATCTATAGCTCGAAGTTCCTGTCCGACGAAGTCAAGACCATCAAGACGGCGGCCGGCCAGGAGTCGATCGAACTCAAAACCGGTCAGCGGTTGATGTTCAAGGCCCGCACGAAGTCCGGCGGTCGCGGCCTGTCGGGCAACAAGGTCGTGCTGGACGAGGCGTTCGCGCTGCAACCGGACCACATGGGCGCGCTGCTGCCGACGTTGTCGGTGCAGCCGGACCCGCAAGTGGTGTACGGTTCGTCGGCGGGCTTGGAGACTTCCGAGGTGTTGCGCGGCATCCGCGACCGTGGCCGGCCGGGCATCTCGCCGCGGCTGGCGTACCTGGAGTGGGGCACTGATCGCGGCGGTTGCGACCAGGACCCGTGTACGCACGATCTGGGCGTCCCGGGCTGTGCGTTGGACGATGTGGAGAACTGGCAGCAGGCGAACCCGCTGCTTGGTCGTACGCGGGCCAACGGGACTGGGTTGACGATCGAGTACGTGCAGGCTGAGCGGCAGGCTTTGCCGCCGTTGGAGTTCGCCCGTGAGCGTTTGGGCTGGTGGGATGAGCCCGGTGCGGCGGCCGTGTTCGGCCCCGGCAGGTGGGAAGCGTGCGCGACGACGGACCGTCCCGACAGCCTGCCTGTCGCCGCGCTTGCGGTGGCGGTGTCGTGGGAGTTGACGCACGGCGCTATCGCCGCGGCGGCACAGAACGGCGAGGACATGCACCTCAAGCCGCTGCAGCACGGCCGGGGAACTTCGTGGCTGGTGGCTCGGGCCAAGGAGTTGCAGGACAGGCACCAGGTGGATGTGGTGATCGACGGAAAGGGTCCGGCGGCGGCGCTGATCGACGATCTGGAGACCGCTCGGGTGCAACTGAAGGTGGCCGACACGACCGATGTGCTGGACGCCTGCTCCGATCTGTTCGACCGGGTGCAGGAGCGCAAGGTCAGGCACGGCTCGTACCCGGAGCTCGAGGCGGCCGTCTCAGTGGCCGTGAAGCGCAACGTGGGCGACCGGTGGGCGTGGGGCCGCAGGCAGACCGAAGCGGACATCTCGGTGCTGGAGGCGGTCACGTTGGCGTCGTGGTGGGCCGCGCAGATCAAGAGAGTTCCGGCGATCTTCTAGGAAGGGTGGGACATGAGCTTTTGGACATGGCTCACCGGGGCCGGTGCGACTCCGAACGCGACGGTGGGCGACCCTGACAGCGTGGGGCCCGGCTACTCGCCGGGCGACCCGGACGGGTTCGAGATCGAGGCCGCCGAGCCGAGCAACAACCGGATGGCTGTCATCGTGCCGTCGCCGCACGACGGGTGGCCGGCGAAATGGGCGAGCCAGACTTGGAACAGTCTCGGCTCGAAGTTCGACGATCTGGTGGACACGGCGTGGGCGGCGTTGGACTTGAATGCTTCGGTGCTCTCGGCGATGCCGGTGTACCGCACGCGCGACGGCCAAGTACTGCCGCCGTCGACGTGGATGATGAACCCGGACCCGATGATCTACACGTCGTGGCACGAGTTCGCCAAACAACTGTTTTGGGATTTCCAGTTGGGCGAGACGTTCGTGCTTCCGATGGCGCGTGATGCCGACAATCGCCCGTACAACTTCCGGGTGATCCCGCAGTGGTTGATCAATGTGGAGATGTCCGGCGGGCGTCGGGTGTACAACCTGGGATCGCTGGACATCACCGAGGACGTGTTGCACATCCGGTACAAGTCCACGACTGACGGCGCGCACGGCGTGGGTCCGCTGGAGTCGGGCAAGACCCGGCTGGTGGCGGCTGGCGTGCTGGCCCGCTACGCCACGGAGATCGCCGAGGGCGGCGGCATCCCGAAGTACGTACTCGAGGTCGAGCCGCAGTTGACCAGGGCTCAGTCGGATGAACTACTGGACCAGTGGTGGGCGTCGCGGATGCAAAATCTTGGCCAGCCGTGGAAGCCTGCGGTGCTGTCCGGCGGGGTAAAGGCGAAACCGCTACAGCTCTCGCCGCAGGAGATGGCATTGCTGGATCTGGCGAAGTACAACGAGGCGCGGATCTCGAATCTGCTGGGCGTGCCGCCGTTCCTGCTGGGCCTGCCGTCCGGCGACGATTCGATGACGTACAGCAACGTGACGAGCCTGTTCGACTTCCACGACCGGCGGTGTTTGAAGCCGGCTGCGGTGCACGTGATGTCGGCGTTGTCTGGTTGGGCGTTGCCGCGGGGTCAGTCGGCTGAGTTGAACCGTGACGAGTATTCGCGGCCGACGTTCAAGGAGCGGGCCGAGGCGAACGCCATTCTGTTCGATCGTGGCGCGCTTACCGCTGAGGAGTGGCGAACGATGGAACGACTGGTTGGCACGGAGTCGGCCGAGGCGTTGACAGGAGGTGGCCGGTCGTGAGACTTGAGGACGAACTGGATGAACGTCTGGACTTCGTTCTATCGGTAATTGATCAAGTGCAACGGAACCGTACTTGGTGGCGTCGCTGGCTCTCGAACTTCGGTTGGTTCCTCGCGGGCGTTGCCCGTTGGAAGGAGTAGACCATGCCGCTGAAGCGATGCGAAACCGACGGCCAGCCCGGATGGAAGTGGGGAGACGCTGGCAAGTGCTACGTCTACACGGCCGGCGACGAAGAGTCCGAGCAGGCCGCCCGCAAGAAGGCGATGGCACAGGCCGCTGCGATGGGTGAGTTCCCAGGCACCGGAGACCGGAGCAGTGGATCATCGGGTCAAGTCGAGATCCTGACGCGATCCGATGCTGCCGTACTGGACAACGTGAACTTCAAGGACCGCATCATCGATGTCATCGCGGTTCCCTGGGATCAGGAGGCAGAGATCTTCTGGCGCGGCGAGGTCTGGCGCGAGGTGTTCGAGCGGCAGGCTTTCGATGAAGCCATCCAGAAGTCGGTTCGGATTCCGGTTAACCGTGAGCACAGCCGCGGCGACACCATTGGTCGCATTGTCAACATGGAACGCAACGACCAAGGTCTATTGGCCTCGGTCAAGGTCGCCAGGACACCGCGTGGTGACGACACGCTGCAACTGGCATCGGAAAGGATGCTGGGCGGCTCCGTCGGCTATTTCGTCAAGAAGCCGTCCGACGTCCTGCTCGAGCGGCGCTCGATGCTTCGTCGAGTGTTGCGCGCGTTCATGGAGCACTTCTCGATGGTCGAAAGTCCCGCATTCGTAGGCGCGGAGACGGTGGCAGTCCATGACGGACTGACCGCGCATCCGGCGGCTGGGGAGCAGTCGCTGATCACACCGTCGCTGGACGAGTGGATGGCCGACGACATTCTGTCGTGGGCCGACTCCCGTCTCATCAAGTAGTTCCGCACGTCCGCCGCCCTGGGTAGCGGGGACGCAACACCTGGGTAGCGGGTGTGGTTGGCGACGTGCTTCCTGTCACTTCTTTCAAAGGGAGCATTGCCATGGCTGTGAACAGCCAAGCCAACGACGCCATGATTCGGCGTCTCGAGAAGGAGCTCGAGGAGCGCAACGCATTCGCTCAGGGGCTCATCGCCAGCGTCCAGGACGCCGAGCGCGACTTGAACGATACCGAGAAGGCGCAGCTCACCGAGGTGCGCACCCGCATGGGTGTGATCAAGGAGCAGATCGAGGAGCTGTCGGAGACCGCCCGCATCGCGCAGGACATCGCGACCCGTGCCAAGCAGGTCGATCTGGCCATCACCACGGCTCGCCGCAGCGGCGAGTCCGGCCCGGTCGAGTACCGGTCCACTGGCGCCTACCTGGCTGACTACATCGCCGCACAGACTGGGTCGAAGTCGGCGATGGAGCGGCTCGAGATGTTTACCCGCGCCGCCGCGCACCAGAAGACCAGCGATAACCTCGGAGTCATCCCGGACCCGATCATCGGCGGGGTCCTGAACTTCATCGACGCGGCTCGTCCGCTCGTTGCTGCGCTTGGCCCGCGGGACATGCCGTCAGCGACCTGGTACCGGCCGAAGGTTACCCAGCATGCCACCGTCGCCCTGCAAGGTTCGGCCGGTGGGGCAGCGGATGAGAAGTCGGAACTGTCGAGCCAGAAGATGACGATCACTCGGCTGACCGGCAACGCTGTCACCTACGGCGGTTACGTGAACGTATCGCGGCAGAACATCGATTTCTCGATGCCATCGATGCTCGACGCGATTGTCAACGATCTAGCCGCCCAGTACGCGATCCAGACCGAGGCCGCGCTTGGAGCGGCGCTGATCGCCACCACCAATACGGTCGACATGACCACCGAGGCAATAGGTGCCGAGACTGCAGCCGGGCTTGCCTCCGTTCTGTGGACTGCGGCGGCGAACATCTACACCGCCACCAAAGGACAGGGTCAGGTCATCCTCGGTGTCCCGCCTTCCAAACTCGGCACGTGGGGCAGGGTGTTCGCTCCGGTGAATCCGCAGAATGCCCAATCGACCGGGTTCAACGCCGGCGACTTCAGGTCGGGTCTGGTCGGCAACATCTCCGGTATCCCGGTGTACGTGTCCGCTGGTCTGTCAAGTGCGCCGGCCACCACTCTCGGGATCGCGCTGTCGACTGCGGCGGTCGAGGTGTACGAGCAGCGGGTGGGTCAGCTGCAGGCCACCGAGCCTTCGGTGCTCGGCGTGCAGGTCGCCTACGCGGGGTACTTCACTCCCATGACCGTCGAAGCCGGCGGTGTCCAAGAGATCGTGAACGTGACCTGATGATCGTCGACAAGTACGGGCGAGTGGCCGGGTCGATCGACCTGGCCCAGCTCGCCGACCTGTACGCGCAGGCAACGGACGAGGACCTCAAGGCGCATTTCCGGCAGGTCGCTGCCGAAAACGGTGTCAATCTCGATGAGACCGAGCCTGAGTCGAAGCCGGAGCCTGAGCCGGAGGAACGTGAAGACGGCGTGCACAGTGTCGGCGGCGGCTGGCACGAGGTCGTCATCGGTGGCGAAGTGATCGACAAGATCCGCGGCGCCGACGCCGCGCAGGAAGCCTACGAGGCATATCAGGAGGCCAACGATGGCGACGACGACCTTCCGTGAGGACTACCTAGGTCGGGATCTGGTGGCGCCGACGGTCAATGCACTCGACGCACTGGGCCGGGCCACCACCTCGACGGTCGACTTCATCGGCCGCCCGCTGCGGCGGGTGGTGCGGGCCAACACGACTGCGGTCACGCTGGGGCAGGAGATCCAGTTCACCGGCGGCGAGAAGTTCGTCGTCACGGTGGCTGGAACGACTGCCGCCGCGCCGCCATCGGCGCCGGCGGTGGGTGCCACAGTGGTCGACGGTACGGCCACCCTGCTCCGGCAGAAGTGATCTAGGAGGAGCCGGTGGCTACGCCGACCGTGACCGAGGCGCGGGAGTTCTCGAATGTGACGGATTCGGC